AGTTCGCTGTCCTAAAGTAAAACTTGATCCATCTAATTCATCTAAATATTTATAACTTTCTGCCCCATTAGCAAAAGTGTAGCAATCAAAGAAACTTAAGTTTACTAAAGCTGGTAAAACAGCAGTTTGGTTTTGATCTCCGGCTATTGCTCCAGACATATGATAACCCCCAGTAATATTAAACACCTGTTCGTTTTCATAAAAAATATCACTATTAGTATTAAGAGGAGTAGTTTCTAATATCAATGTTTCGGTAGCAAAATTAACAGTTATACGCGAGTGTATAGTAGATCGTTCTCCTCCTTTTCCCCAGGTTCCTGATCTTATACATAATCGTAATCTTTGTCCGTTATCACTAGGGGATCCTTCTACTGTTGCTGGAGCGAATCCCCCTACAGTTCTAAATCTATATTTATTTATATCTTCTTCGGCGCCTGGACAACTTGAGGCGATAGCATCATCAAAAATATTTTGAATGTAAGCGGTAGAGGTGCCGCTCGTAATCCCAGTATCAAAATTTATGTTTTCCCCTATTACAAATTGATACATAGTATCGTAATCGGCACCCGCTTCAAATGATTGGTCATAAACATATCTACGCGATGTAACTCTATTTCCTCTTGCATCTCTATTAAGAGTAAAGTTAAAGTTTACCATTGAGCCTGCCGGAATAGGGAAATTAATTACATCACTACTTCCACCTCCTACATCTCTATAACAAGGAATGCTAACTACGGGATAATCTCTATCACCTAATATATCTCGACGTTTTTTGGAACTATCAGATTGCTGTCCGCTGTCAAAAAAAGAAGATTGATCGGCTGCTAGAGCTAAGGAATAGTTTTGAGGTTTTACATTCATATACAAACCAGCTGGCTCAGCGGTGTAAGCACTAGCAACTAGACTAGCAACTGGAGTAAGGAAATTTACTTCTTGTGCTTTTAGATTTAAAACTTTCGTGGTTACTAAACGACCGAGTGCTCCATTTACATCTGATTTAACAATTAAGGTGTCTCCTGTTTTTGTTTTAACTTGATTATCTCCCTCAAGCTTTAACCAGTATGAATCATCTGTTAGATCTTCAAAAGCCAAGACGGAATAGATAGTTTCGTACTGCGCCTCTGCCCGTTTACATACAAACTTATAGCGCGTTGCCCAGGGAGGTGGCACCATAGTAGAAGGTATAGTAATTTTAATGGTGTTTTTAGTAATAGAATTAGCCGGAGAAACATACAAAGAGTTATTAGGGGAAATTAAGGCAGTGGTACTTCTTAGATAATCATCCATGTATACAATTCCTACATCATAATTTCTATTGCTATGTAAACTTTTTCTACTTCCATCGGTAGTAAAAAAAGCTACAGCTGTAACAAAATAATAATAGCCATACATATAATTTGCAAGGGGAGGTTGTTCTTCGTACCGCATAGCGATTAATTGCAAACTAACGTCTGAACTACCCGGGTTAGTATCAATTAATAAAGGTTGCCCAATACCGGTTATACCGGATTCCTCTTTTTCCCATGTTATAGGGCCGGTGCCAATAAAAGTAGTATCCAAATTACAATTAACATAATCAGTAAATGTAAATCCATCGCCACAATCAGCTACAGGTTGAATGTTAGCAGCCGTACCAATTTGTTCTTGAAAATGTGTGCTTGAAAACATATCGAATACTGTCGCATAATCTTGATCTAAAGTAATAAGATAGGACATCGAAATTAAATCTTGCGCATCGTTAGGCACACCGGCTACAGCCCCACCGCCCGCTACTTCAAATGAGTGTGATTTAAAATTAATTTCAAAAGCTATTTGTGCGCCTTGAACCAATATAGTAGGATCGTCGATATCGCTAAAATCAAAAGTCGCTTTACTCTGCGCAATAGTGTTAGTATCGGCAGGATCAATCGTATAACTTATCCCGGTTCCTAGAGTCTCAGGGGGTTCAAATAATTCGATATCTTCAGTTAATAATTCGGTCGAGAAGTTAATCTGGTTAGTTACATTATAACCGTCTACATAATTCCCGTACATCAAACGATTTCCCATTAAGCTTTGAGCTTTAGCGATACGCGGAACATTATCAAAAAGGCGAGTAAGCTGATTAGGAGATAAAGTAGTATAAATTTCATTATGTCTAAAGGTTTCAGTTCTACTTATATTATTTGGCCACCCTAGTATTCCTTTTACATATTTATCAACCACAAAAACCTCGGGTTGATTTCCATATTTAAAACATATATCAATAGCTTTAACTAATTTACTCCCGGTGTTAATAGTAACTTGAACAGTGTTATAGATATTTTCCATTCCTAAATTATCATAGTTGGCTGTATCAAATTTAAAAGGCCCAGTTTCAAAAGCGATTTCAGTAAATTGGGATAAGGCAGAATATTCATTATCTAAATACTGATAACGATAAGCAAAGCTTATCATGTTTTTTTCTAAGAAATTTTCTTGTCCTCCGGAATTTAATAAATTTATAACAGGCGCCGCAACCGGTGGTTGAACAATAACATTTAACTCTTCGGCAGTAATAGTATCTACATGTAAAGCGGTGGGAACACTATAGGCACGAGTTACATTAATTTTTCGAGGGGGATTGAGATGATCTGTAAAAAACAACATCTCATCAATTTTATTTACTGAATTTATTAAATTAGTAGGATTAAAATTTAATACACTGGTGGATGTTACATGATAAGTTAAATTATTGTTTATCACATCCAAGGAGACAATCATATCTACTTTTCCTGTTGCAGATTGGGGATTAGCTGGATCATGAACAAACCAATAAATAGTCTCATTAGCTCCGTCTTCTAAGACGCCAATACAACGGGTAGATGCAGAGAGCGCAACTCCATCATATTCTAATGCAGCCACTACCGTATTGCCTTTAGAATTTTCTACCGAACCTATTTCGGTATTTTCAGTAGATCCTAGACGTATATTTTGACCATCTACATACTCACCAGGGGGCAGCAGTCTTTCATCAACCGACTTATTCATTCGGCCTTTAATAAAATTACTTTGTATTATTGTCATTTAATCCACTTTGATTGGCCTCTAAGATTCATTAAAAGCCTACCTGGATGAATGTCGCTTAGGCGAATTTTTGCATTTCTTAGAAGCGCTGATTTATCTTTTCTTGCTCTATTAATAATATATTCCTGTACCCCTAGTCGCGAATTAAGGATTACATACCTTATATATGCATAAACATATTCTTCAAATAATTTATTTACACTTACCGAAGCATCATTGCCATTTTCCATTCCATCTGATACGTATTCTAATACACATAATTCATTAGCCATAGCTGAACTAAAGTTAATTACCCCTGATTTTTTATCTATTTTAAATGTAGGATTAGCATTAGCAGTTTCTGTGTTTAATCCAAATCTTGAACCAAACGCATAATCAAAATACCAGCAGCCCCCTATACAATAACCTTGTCTTCCGTTATAAGGCCCCGGGCCTAAGTAAATAGTTTTTTTAGTACCTGCCATTCTTTGCCTGTCTACAGCTGAAAATTCTGCTTCTAATATATTTCCATTGATATCAAATAGAATTTTACAATCATGGTCTTGGAGATAACTAGTAGCGGAATTAATTTGTATATTTTCTACTAATGGCCATAAATACCCATTTTTATACATAGATATTCTTACATAATTTACATAATCAGGAGGCAATACATATCTTAAGTTTGCACATACATCTAATTCTAATACTTTAATTTCTTTAAAGGCATCATAATTAAGTTCCTGAATAGCTCGTTTTGCATGAAATAAAACTTGAAACCTGTTTACGTTATTTATTAACTGCTTATTATCGTTATATATTAACATAAAGTTATTTACTATCTCATCTAGTGTGACATATTGATAACTCCCCCAGTTTTCATTTTCTGGAATGTTTCCTGCATTTTCGTAATATTGATATCCTGTTAAATATGCCATAATTATTTTCTAATAGTTGGTGGATTTTCAGTTAATCTATCCTCAGCTTCTAATTGCTGTCCAAATCTAGTGACTTCTTTTTCTCTTATTGAAACCCCTGAGTATTCTAATATTTTATTTACTAATCCATTCATATCTGCATCTGGTAATTCAAAGTCTTGATAATCTACCGCTGAAGCATTAAACACGGGCTCCCCTAATACTAATGTATCATAAGTCCATTTCGGAGCTAAAGGATATCTTACATATTGAGAATGTATATCCGCAACTCCAGTAATAGTCGAAGGGTAAACAGTAATAGTGTTTCCCGTCGCAGCTGTAGTGGCGCTATTTAAAACATAGGCCGGAAAAGTTGTAGTAGGAGCAGTTAAATTTGAATTGGTTAAATAAAATATTTTATTCTGTGTTACTCTTTCTACTTCTCTAATATGAGTATTAGAATAAATACTATAGGATTGTCCCGCTACTATAATATCAGTGCTTAAAGTAAGAGTAGTATCGCTATCCACAGATACCACATAAGCTTGCCGTGAAATAGTACTGTTAACCACAAGACTGCCAACACTAACTGTTGTTAAAAAATCTTGAGTAGCGTCAATTAATTGAAAGGCCGCAGTTCCACTAGCAGTGCCAGAATCTAGGAGGTTAGAATAGTAAAATACTTTATCAATTAAATAATAATCATCCGGTAAATTATAAGTGTTGGCTTGCCCTACCTGGGTAAGAAATGTATTTACCGAAAAACTATCAATAACTTCAATTAGCCCTTTAGTAAGATCAGCATAGCCTGAACCAGAAGCTCGTGCGACTTCAGAGTTTAATTGGTTGTTATATAGATAAAAATAATCCTCGAAAATATCGAGTTGCGCTTGCTCTGCAAATAAGTTAAAATCAGACGGAGAAATATATCCGTAGTTATTCTTATTAATAACAGACATAACAGCATTTCTTACTTCGTTAATCATCTTGTATAGTATTTATACAAAGATACATAAAAAAATAAGGATTTCATTTTTATTAAGCCGTCCTACAGAGCTCTATATTTTATTGTAACATTTTTTTCAAAAGCTTATAAGTCTCTACTCCTTCATCACTCTGAAAGAAGGATGCCACAATATAAACAGGATCTTCGCCATAAGGCACCGTCATTAATTTTGTTTTATTTTTAGGTAAATTAAAATAAATATCCTTGTTTTTATTTCTCTTTACAAGCTTGCTTAAACCAAATAGCTTTACCACATCATCTTGCAATTCTAACATAGGATCATTGACTAAATCTAAAAATGCTTGTGGATCTTTTCTAGAGAACACTAATACGTCTCTTTTAAGCTCCGCTGTTGTCTTTTTATCAGCTTTTTGGCCAATTAGTACTCTGGCAATTGATTCGAGCTTATTTACGCTTAAATCGCGTGCTGCTACTTGAGCATCTAACAGAAAGTTTAAGGCTTCCATTTCTACTTCTGCATCTTTCTCGGTGTTTACCTCATGGAAAACATTACCATTTCCAGGATGATACTCTAAAAATGTTTGTAATATTTGATTTTCTTTATTAACCATTAACATGCCGTCTTCAAAAACAATAGGCTCTAAGATTGCATTCCCATCTTGCTCGTCTTCAAAAATAGATTTTTGATTTCTCGCATAACGTAGAGCGCGGTTAACACCGGTTTCTTCATCAAAATATAATAAGGTTTTTCTTTTAGTGTGTCTAGTGGCTAACATATAGCATAAGGGAGCCACATCTTTGGTAAGTTTGTATACTTTATTAACGTATACTTTTTTTTCTTTTTTCATTTTATTAAAATTTAATTTGATTAAAATATAATGAAAGGGGCGAGAATCTCACCCCTTCATTATTACTATTAACTATGCATCTTGAAATAAGAAGAAGTTATTTGCACCTAAAGTACAAAGCGCTCTTTCTGATAAGAAGTTAACTTGCATTACGTCAGTGCCTGTAGTAGCTGCGCCACCTGCGCCACCTGTAATCCATGTTTTATATCTCCTATCTTCAGTTTCAGACGCTCTATATCTAACATGTAAGAAAGGTCTCTTAGCGTTTTTACCCAAAACTTGGTCATAAACAGAAGTTGAACCAGCTGGTACAAGTACCCCGTTGATTTTTCCTCCTACTATAGCCCCTCTCATTGTTGGGTCGTTAAGATATTTCCAGTCTGTTTTATAGAAATCATATCCTCTTCTGAATCCAGTAAAGCCTAAATTCAGCGCCATTTCTTCATCGTTATCAAATAGACCGTATGAACTACCACCAGCACCGTATGAATTTTGTGCTGCTAACATATCATCCATATCGAAAGACATCTCTCTGTTTACAAATAATACATTTTCTTCAATAGCTCCTTGTCTGTCTAATCTCTGAATTATAGCGTCAAAGTCTGCAAGAGCCGCTGGTATACCACCGCCCCATACATTTCCTCTTAATCCTAATACATAAAACAATCCTTCTGATCCTTTATTACCTGTACCTGATGCAACACCAGCTGCAATTGCGATCGCACCTGATCCTACTTCCGCAGGAACTGCTTCTACCATTGCTGTTTCTAGATAATCTTCAAATCTTAATCTTGTTTCATGTTCTGATTTTAAATACCATAAGTATCCTGTTGCTCCGTTTTCTGTTGTAACCTCAACCCAGCCAATTTGAGCCATATCCGAACCTGATACTTCGTATAGGTCTTTTATGATAATTGGACTGTTTTGGAAGAATACATCATCTGCTTCTAATGAATTCGCCATAGCAACTGATCCCTTTTGGAATTCAGAACCATATATAAATAATGAACATGCTATACCTGCAGCAAATGTTTGACCACCTGCTTCGTAGTATGCAATATCAAATGTACCTGCTACATAGTCCACAGCTGTTACAATCCCTTTATTCCAAAGGGTTGAAGCGACAGTGTTATCTGTCAACATTACTGTTTGGCCTACTCTAATTGCAATTCCTCCAGTACCTGGCACTAAAACGTCATTTACTGTGATTGTTGCAACATCTTGAGCAGCTGCTGCTCCTGAAGTACAGTTGGTATATTTGGTATGCAACCTCCCTTGTTCTGCCCATTTAATAAGGTCAGAATTTGAAGGCATTTCAGCGCCTACCATTCGTAAGAATGATGCTACTGTTCTATTCCCGTATCTCTCAAATTCTTTCTCATACGTATCTGGAAGATACTGATTTAAGAAGTTGAAAGTTGTTATGTAGTTTGATTGAACTGCGACCCTTTCCGCACTTGGTTGTAACGCATACGTAGGGGCTGCTTGAACTGTTCCTGGCATAATTTTTAATTTTTAAATTTGTTAATTACTTTTTTTTATACTCCTAATCTTTAAGCCTCGGCCGGAGCTTTGGTTTAAAGACCTTACTTTGAATCCTGATTTAGCGGTAACTTGCGGTGTAGTCCTTATGTCCATATTTATATTTTTTGTTTTTTTAGACATATTTTCTACTGCATCCGCTTGGCCTTGTTCATAAAAGAACTTGGCGTATTTATCGGGATTCAGTGCCATAGATAAGGCCCTATGATACTGGCCAGCGTTTGTTACAAATCCCTTGTCATCTAAATATTTTGAAACAAAATTAGTTAGACTCTGACCGGATTCTTTTACCTCAGCTGCTGATCCTGGCAAATAAGACATTTTCTTATCATTAATAACAAATTCAAAACCTTTGAAATCTTTATTAAAGACTTTATCGGTTTCTTTATCAAACCAATCTGTCTTTTTTTCTACCACTTCTTTTGTAGTGGCAGTGTCATCTATGTGCTTTCTGTAAGCTTCAAGTTGTTTTTGAACCTCATCAGATAATGCCTCCCTTGACTCAAGTGGAAGTTTGTACTTATCTTGTTGTTCCTTAAAGAACTTTTTAGCTTTAGATAGCTCTCTTTTTTTTGCTAACTCTT